GGTGCAGGCTTAGGTTCTCCTGTCTTTTTGTCAAGCACGGGTTTCTTTTTCTTATCGTCAAAGTAACCTTCATGTGTAATAATTGTATTGCTAACACCGTTATATTGTTTTACATTAGGTGCAATAAGTTGTGCAAAGTCTCCATCAGTTGAAATAATAACATGATTATCATTTGGATGTGCTTGTACCCAACCTGCAATTAAGTCATCTGCTTCTAGTTGCGGATTTTGTAATACAGTACAGTTTGTCTTTTCTTTTACAAAGTCTTTAAATAGATCAAATGTTTCCCAAAAAGTTTTATTTTCTTCTTGCTCTGCTTCTGTCAGTGCCTCTCTAGCATCTTGTCTATTTCGTTTGTAAGGCTCGTAAAAGTCTTTACGCCAACTACGACCTTCTAAGCAGAATACAACATGATCACCATCAAAGTCTGCCCATGCTTTTTTTACACCACTAAGTGAAATGTGTAAAGCCATGCCAATCTTTGTGTCAAGGTCTCCCCTTACTACATGTCTTGCACGAAAAAATGTATTAGCAGTATCAACTAGTATATATGTGGCCATTTAACTCTTCTCTTACGTATCGTTGCAATTCGTGATCTCCCACGTCTTCGGGTATTTCGTTCTTGTAAAAAAGTCTATAACTATCAGAACCATATTTCCCAACTCCATATAACATAGTAGCATCTTCTCCGTCCCATGTCAAGTAACTTTGGGTCATTTTTCTTATAGAATTTTCACGCCTGTTATAAAATCCTAAACTTCTTATAACTTCTACAACATCTTCTTTTTTACTTTTAAGAAATAATTCAGCAGTAGGCCATTTTGCAAAGAATACAGGTAGAACACGTTTCACTTGGACTCTACCTGTTTGATTTAGACAAATTACACCTACAAAGTGTTGCCATAAATTTGCAACCTGTTGTTGCACCATTAGATCTTCTCTCATTAGTCTTCTCTTTTGTATACAGGCCTTTGACCAAGTACCATAGGAACATCTAAATTAGGTGTAATTTCCACTTCTGCACAACTAAGATACTCTATATTAACATCGCCAAATTTCTTTTTGCTATGGTCTAATAATCCATTAAGCAATTTTGCTTCATAGTCGTTATAAAAAATTACACATTCATCGTATGAAGGAAACTGTAGTTGATAACTAAATAGGTTTTCAGTTTTATTAGGGTTATCTATATAGCTTACTGTAGCTAAAAATATTATAGCAAAAAATTTCATGTTAGCTCACCTCTGATTTTTCTTTATCAATTGGCTTCACGTTGATATATCCTATATCTCTTTGTGTGTCAATGCCATCTTCTTCTAGAATTTGAATTGCAATAGTTCTAAACCAACCGTTTACAATTTCTTCATTAGTTTCACCTGAGTAACCTGCATCAAGTAGTTGTTCAATAAACTCGTTATTCCAATCGAGCTCGAAGAATCCGTTCTTGATGTTCTCAGGATTTACTTGAGTATCAAGAACACCTACCCAAGGTTTACCTTCTTTTGTAGCTTCATCTTTTTCTTTTTGTAGAATAGCTCTACGTTGTTCTTCTGAACTAGTTTCAGGTGCAGTTTTTTCAATCTTAGGTGTAACTCCTAATATTGTTTTTAACTTTTGCCATTTATTTTCCATATGTTTTCCTTTCATTACCAACCAGCTTCTCTAATTTTTTGTGAAGGGTCATATTCATTACGTTCCCCAGGCGTTTCCAAAGAGGCTGATGTGGAGTCTTGGGGTGAATCTCCAACCTTTTTCCATACAGACCTCCGCAACTTCCTTGACATTAAGATTATATTCTTCGCTTCTTCCGCCCATCGGCATAAGGTAGACAGGACAGTTAATACCAGAGGCTTTGTATTCACTAACAGCCTTACCAGCTTCTTCAATATCTTGTCTATCACCAACCACAAACTTGAGGTACATAATACTACCATCCACATCAGCATAATCACTTGCCACTTCAGGCTTGATAGCAGTATCCCAAGGTTCTCCGCTAACTGAAAGTTTTGGGGAACAAGACCAAGTGATTTCAAATCTGTCTTGATTTTGTAAATAATCCTTGAAATCTCTGTGGAGCATTTGTGTAGTGTTTGTTTCAAATGTAACATTTTTCAAATCTCCCATTTTAGGATGTTCAAATAAATCAATGTAGAGTCTTTGCCATCCTAACAAAGGCTCTCCACCAGTCATGATCAAATGAATATCTTGACCATTGTCCTGTAACCATTTACCGTTTGGTGTTAAACTTAATAAATGTTCAACTACATCGTCTACACTTTTAAGCATATTAAAATGCTTAAACTCAGGATATATACTAGCATAAGTATCACAGCCTGTATGTATAATAGGCAAATCATTAAATTCTTTCGTTGTTTTATGCACTTCTTTATCAAGAAGTTCTTTTACTTCAGGGTTGTATTTTATACCTTGTTTTAGTTTTTCTCTTCTATCAGGTTCACTTCTATCTAAGCTAAAATTCATGCATCTAAAATTACATCCAAAAGTTCTTAAGAATACAGATGGAACACCAACAAATCGACCTTCTCCCTGTACTGAATAAAATGCTTCAGAGTATCGTAACTTCATTACACAATCTCCTCAACAATGCCTAATACTTCGGCCATTACAAAACCAATGCCTGAAAACATCATTAAGTAACCTGAGTAAGCAATAACTATATCTGTATAATCGTTTGCCGCCCAAAGTTCATAACCTGCATAAGCTAGTACACCTCCTGCTAATATTCTTAAAACACTCTTAACCATACTTACTGTAAAATGATTCATAACGACACCTCCTTATTTGTTACAAGCAAATTCTTGTTGCAGTTTAATATTATCCATAAACTCTTTTTTAGTACCTGGATCATCACTAAATGCTCCACGTAGTACGGTTGTTTGTGTTAAACTACTGTGAGCACCAATGCCACGGTTTTCACAACAACCATGAGTTGCTTGTAAGTAAACACCTACATTAGAACTATTTGTAGCCTGTTGTATTTCATTAGCAATTACGTTATTAAGTTCTTCTTGTAGTGTTCCACGTCTAGCACACCATTGTGCAATACGTGTATATTTAGAAAGTCCTATTAGTGTCTCTGCCGCAATAATGCCAATATATGCAACACCGTTCACAGGTTGATGATGATGTGAACACATGCTTTTTATTTCACTTCTTACTACTAGCATACCTTTGTAACCATCATCTACATGGTTAGGAAATGCAGTTGCATTAGGCATTGGATCATAACGTCCTGACATTATTTCATTAAAATACATTTTAGCAAGTCGCCTACCAGTGTCCATGCTATTAGGATCACTATGCCTGTCAATTACTAAGCTATCTAAAACTTGTTCAAACTTTAGTGTTGCCTCTTCAATCAGTTGTTCTTTGTCGCCTTCCTGCAAGACATCGGAAATATTGTCACCTGCCCAATAGCGGATGCCAGCATCTTGCAGTCTTGTAATAATTTGTTTGCTTTTACTCATTTTTTATTCTCCGAGTTATAGACGAGGATGTCTATTATGTTATTATTATACAATATATTTAGGCGATTGTCAATCAAAACATTCGCCCAAATTAAATTTTTTGTTTGTATTTAGGTTTTTCTTACCCATTCAATACAGTTTTGTCGGAACTTTCAGAAAAATATTTGTCCAACATAGATAGTCTATCGTCTGCCGCCGCTAGTTTGTTTAATTCTTCTATCACTGCTTCTGTAATATCAGAATGTTCACCTATTCCAGCGGGCATAGTTTGATAGACTTTAATATTGGCCATATGGACCGCTATCTCCCCCTCTGCCTGCTTTCTGGCCGCAATCAATAAAGCTTCACCTGGTTTCATCCACCACTCTCCTTACGTTTTAGGTAATTTCCTTTGTTAGGAATTACGTTTCTGACCCCACCTCTGGGATCCTCGATATCCCCCTTTTTACGGGGAATTAAGTGTACATGAGGATACATCACAGTTTGTCCTGCGGCCTCACCTACATTTTGTCCTATATTAAATCCATCACATATCTTATCTTGTACCCATTCATATCCCCAGCCGTATGCGGCTTTATAACAATATGCTAAACACTCCCATGTTTCTTCTTTAGGCACAAACAAAATATGTCCGTCTGTGACCGGAAATCCGTCTTTATAAACTGTATAATGCTTCGTATCTATTACTATGTCAGTCCAAGGTTTATCCATAATATTTAATTTCCTACAAAAAAGTTAACAATGCCTGTTGCAAAAATAAAAACTGCTACTCCATTAATAAAAACTAGTGCTCTATCATGCCAAAGCATACCTACTACTCCCCAACCCATTACTCCACCAAGATGAAAGAATAAGTTATATGGCTCCATACCTCCAGCACTGGTCAATACCATTCCAATAAGAATAATAAAACTAGAAGCCCACTTAATATACCAACTTAGATCGTACTTAGGTGTAATCTTTTTAAACACTCTACTAGAGTTTAACTCCTTAATCTTATCGTCTAAATTAGGAACCCACTTTTTTATTTCTTTTTCTATATCTTTTTTATTCATATGTTCCTACATTTTCCCAAGGGTAAACTAACCAAACATCTTCTTCTGCCTTGTTAACCTCATGACAAGAATAGTGTGTCTTAAATTTAAACTCACTAGCTAAATTATCTGTTATAACCGCAAATCTTACATTTTCACACCAAACATTACGCCAATGATCATCTTCAGGGTAACAACTGCTTTGCCAGTCTTCAACAATCCAATTGAATGTTGATCCTGTATCGTTTATATCGTCAACAATTAATATATTCTTTCCTTGTCCGTTACTGTCTGCATTAGGACTTCCAAATGCATCTTCTGCCATCCAAGCATTAGATTCGTTTGCATATCCACTGTCACGTAAACTAACTTTTATTGCTTCACAACGTATGCCGGTCATATTAGAAATAATTGTTGCAGGAACATTGCCGCCTCTTGTTATTCCTACAATATAATCAGGTGTCCATTGATCCTTATACATTTGATTTACAATACTTGTGCTACAATTTTCTATGTCTTTCCATGTATAGAAATGCTTTTTAATCATATTACCAAACCCAAGATACAAAACTGTATCTTGTCCCTTCTGTTATTAATGTTACTTTGTGTGAGTACATAAATGTACTTGGAAATATAAGAATATCTCCTGCTCCTAGCTCAACTTTATTGTCGTCTAGCATAATAAAATCGCCGCCTGTAAAGTTATCGTTTAATAATCCTACTACAGACAGGGTAGGAATACCTTTTCTTTCACCGTCGAACATCTGTTGAACTCGATCGGCATGCATATGCATCTGTGTATTTTCATCATACTTATTAAACCTAACATCAGTAAATCCGTCAAACCCTTGAAGTGTAGGTAATGCTATATCTTTTTCTATGTATTGTATTAGACTATCTTTAACAATATGATGTAGTTCTTTATAGTGAGGCACTACTTGGTGAGATATAGAAAGTTCAGTATCTGTACTAAATTTCTCTTTTTCACTATGCGAATAAAATGTATGCTTTTGCCAGTCATCTTGGAAATTCTCAATTATAGTATTGCATATGTTTACAGGAACTTTTTGTTTTTGAACGACTACATAAGACATAAGATCTTTCTTCATTATGCATCACCCTCCTTCTTTTTATTAAAGTCTGACTTACACATATCATAGAATAATTTAAAATTTCTCCAAGCCTTATCTAACCCTGGATAATCTTTAGACATTTCTTCCACATCATTTTTAAAATTAGTTTCTGTATAGGATGCTTCTCCGGGACTAATATTTACTGTAAACTCTGATCCAGTATCATTTGTTCCATATGATAAAGGATCAAATCTTCCATCTCCATAAGATACACCGCTTGTGCCTCCGCCTGTTGATGCTACATCGTATGTAATAGTATCGCCTAAATCTAAATTGAGTTGATCGATATTAACAGTTACAGTATCTTCCAAGGTTATTTTGTAAGTGGTATCATCTCCCATTAAATAGCCTCATATAACTGCTTACCAGAAAAGAAATCTGTGTTAAGTTTTTTTACTTGTTTATCTAATGGTACAAGAAAGTCTTCATAGTGTTCCATGTATTCGGATATCTGATTAACAACTTCTGATCTATGAATTTTGTAACTTGCAAAACTTTCTGTCCATTTGCTAGGATATTTAAAATCTGGCAAAGCCATTTCTTCGTAGCTAAGTCTGTCTGGAACCATTGGTATTGCACCAACAACTGCTCCTTCGTACCAACTAATACCTAGTGTTTCTTGTAAGTTTGCACTAAACACCATCTTAGCTTCTCCTAGCAAGTTATGATATTGATTCTTATCAAGTTGTTTTTCTTGACAAACAACAAAATCATATTGTGGTAACTGTGTTGCTAAATCACTGAAGATTTCTAGTTGTTTTTCTGGAGCAATTCTATGTGGAAAAAGTATTAAATTACGTTTCTGCATTCCTTTATATGGAAGCAATTCTTCACGTAAATACTCCATAGGCCACCCAACTCGAACACTTTTTTCATCTAACTCTATTCCTTCTAACATAAGTTCATTACTAAACATATTAATATGAAACTCTGTAGCAAAGAAGTTGTGATTATAGCATTCATACATACTAGCTTCAGCTTTTCTAACCCAAGGTTTGTTACCAATTAGTCTACCTAAAAAGTCGTGCGGATCATAACTACCAGCATGCCACATGCCACCAATGCTAATGTCAACACCCAATAATTCTGCCATATAACGCAATTGAATAACTGTAGGATTCCAGGCATCGGTGTACAAAAAATAATCATCGTCTTTAACCTTGCCATTGCAGAACATTTCTCCTATTTGTTCGAGTTGTTTACTCTTATATATGTTCGTTCCGCCAAAGTTAAGAAACGCCCCAGGCGTTGTTGCTTGAGGAGTCTCTCCTCCACTTATAGTGACGACTTCCTCATTAGTAGACCGTTTAAGTTGCTTAGGAAGATGCTCCTTCCACTGTTTAGTATACCTAGTGTCTACTGCTTCAATGTCTACTATATAAATGGTCATCGTCTTTTATTATTCCTCCATTTTTTTCTAGTTCTAGACCAAGCCATATAACTTTCCCAAGTTCTGTCGCCTTTTTTATAAAGGCTGGCTTCTTTAAAAACTTTACCTTCGAGTCTACAGTAATCTCGGAATGTGTCGAGATCGTCAAAAATTTTCCTAATAAGGGGATTCTTAATTGCCATGATAGTTCCTTGTATATCATTGTGTGGGGTAATAAATCGAACAGCCGTTTTCACCGTCTTCAGCAACGTCAATCTCTACAAATCGGCCTGGGTATTTTGCAGAAATCTCTTGATATAAGTCATCAGCAATCATTTCGCATGACTTATGATTTAATTCTATTACATCTTCATTGTATAGTTTTTCCATCCATCGTTTAAACTGAATAAATTCAATATCACGATCATCATGGAATACTTCTATTCGCACTTTGAAGTGGAATATATGCCGATGTGCAACGCCTAAGAAGCTCACGTCGTCCCAGTCTCCTGTTGCAAGTTTTGGATCATCTTTAGCCGCTGGATACAAATGTATTCCTTCTTTTCTAAATGTTACCCAAATACTTCGCTTTGCATTTTTCACTGCATCTTCCATACCTTTTACCTTCTCCATAAGTTCTTCAAATCGAGCTTCTCTCTTATTGACTAAGTTTATTATATTATCTTTAGATGATTTTGTCAAGTCCATAATCTTTCCATTCTGTAAATTTATCTCTATGCATCAAATCATGTAGACTATGACACCAAACACCAGGATTAGATGCCTTAAAGTCTTTATCGTCAATTTTTAACATAGTGTTATAGTTCCATTGTTTTATATAAGGAACAGGTACACGCAGTTGCGGAATAAAATTATTATATTCGCAAAGTCCACCCTCTAAAAATTCTTCTGCGTATTTTATAGGAATATCTAGAGAGCATAACTTACCAGCTGACAAAAATGCTTTAATAAGATTCTCCCATGATTCCCATTCTTTATCATTCTCTGGATGGAATGAATGATTTGCACCAAAGAATATATGTTCACATTGATTTTCATCATAATGTTTTTGTATTTCGTGAGGTTCGTGTACTCCTGTAACAAATAGTGTTTTTAATCCATATGCAGGAGTCTTTTCTACTTCATTACCTATGAACATTTTAACATCAGTTTGTGTGCCGTTTTCGTAATCTCTATTCATTTGCTTATCATCACTAAAATTGCAGTAAAGAAAAGTGCAAAGAACACAACCGTATAGTCTTTTTTTGGTTCTATTTTACAAGCCTCCTCAAACTCACTGTAATCTAAAGGCATATAATCTCTATTCCATGCATCTCTTCTTGTATCTTTCTTACGTTGATCGACTTTGATAGATCCTGGGTCTACTTTATAATCTTCCTTTTTCATCTATCATTTCCTTTCATTGCAAAATACAATCCACCAACCCATAGCATAACATGAAAGTTATCATAAAGGATAACATCCATAAAGCTCTCAGGTTGTCCTACCCAAATCACTCCAGTCATAATACATCCAATAGTAAATCCACTGAACTTAGTTATTAAATTTCCTACCCAGGGCCATAATCTTTTCCAAAGTGCAGAAATTCCTCCAATTAGCAGGCCAAACCCTGCTCCTAGTTCACCTAATATTACAAATACCCAAACTATATAAGGCAATTCGAAACTTTGTGCATCTTCAATTGAGATAGGTAGTTTAATAAGTCCTTGTTGAATAAACACTATTGCAAGAGGTACTCTTAGCAACCAACCAGGTAAGTGTTCGTTTATTTTCTGTATCATTTTCTTTTTATATGATCCTTTAGTGCTAACTTTTGTTTCTTTAATTTTACTAGATGTTCTTTAGTTTCCCAACTTCTATCGTAATTTCTTTCTGCTTCTACTTGCTCTACTTTCTTATGAAAGTAATCAAACATATTTTGCATCTTTTTAGCCTTCTTGGTGGCTCTTCCAGTACTCATTATATCTCCTCAAACAAATTATTGAACTGCGAACTTGCATTTACAGTTCTCTTTCCAGTAGCACCTCTTGTTCCAATAATCGACATCCAAAACTTTGAAAACTCTTCTATCACAAGATTTGCTTCATCTCTGCTACTTGTAGCAAAAATAGCTTCAACGACATCTTTGAAGTATACTCTATCAAATCGTTCGTCTACTAACATAGCAGGAATAGTATTATTGTCGTATTTTCTATTTGCTTCTTGTACTGCATTAATGTGCATCCATACATTGTGTCCCATCATTATTGCATAAGAAAAACTATCCCAACTAGTTTTACCTTCTTTTCCTATTTTATTTAGGTCTCCTGGACCATATATACAAATGTCTTTAGCCATTAATTCTGCAGTAATAGGAGAGTCTAAGAAACTTGTATGTTTTCCTTCTCTAACAAATGCAGTACCAAACGGCGTAGTATCTGTAGATAAACTTTTGTCATCTATACTAGGAACCATTCTGTATACCCATTTAGATCTATCTTGGGTTTCTAGTTCGCAATATATTTGTCCATTCGCTGTTGCTAAAAACGGACTAGCACAGTCAAATGTTACAGTAAAGTTTTCGTTATGATACTTACGAACTGCTCTTTGTATATCAGTAAGTAGTGTAGCCCATTCTAGTTTGCTTGTGCCTAAAAAGTGCATTACATCATGTATACCTTTTTCTAGTAATCCGTCAAATCTTAGTGCAACTAGTCGTTTCAAAACAAGATGCACATCACACATATTCTGTCCACCCATTGACCATCCATTAAAGTGATCATTAGGATATTTTTTAGGATCACAATAGTCTTTCATCTGATTATACCAGTCATCTGCATCAGCATGATTTTCGCCTTGTAAAACATTTAGGAATTTACAAGCACCAGATCTATTTTTCATCCAATAATCGTTATTGATACGTGTGGCATTTACTGCATCTTGGTAGTTGTCAATACCAGTAGCTTTTGCACCCTCGGGTGAACGTGAAACCCAAGCCGGAATATCTAATATCATTCCATAGTCCATGTAAGCATCCATCCATCGTAGAACACCATCACGTTTCTTTTGTGCTTTAGGACAATTAGGATCTTTCCAATCGCCTTCCCAAACACCTTTACCTATTTGAAATCCACCAGAGTCTCCTAATATCCAACTGTTATTTCTATCTCTGTTCCGAACCATATCTTCTTTAGGAGAATCTTTGTTAATATCTAGCTCAGCATGACCTGCAGAATACAAAGTCCATTTGTACTGAAATTGACCCTGTGTTGGATTAATGTAATTAAGACCTTCTACACCATTTTTTAAGTTACTAGGTATTCTTGACGTTTCAACATATTCATCAAAACGTTGTTTTCCAACATATGTAGCATAAAATCCGCTTAAAGCTGGAAGAAATCTAGCATAATCTTTTTGTTGTGCAGTTAAGTCTGTAATCATGAATCAGCTCTCCACCTATACACTTCTGGGATACAAAAATTTCTGCCCCATTTACAAGTATTATCTTCTTTGCATACACGTTCGTGTTTACTGTTTTCCCAACAATCACCTGTTAGTCCTCGCATCTTTACAAGTTTCGCAAATCCATCATCTATTGATAGCATAATAATAGAAGGAAAAATTAAGCCCATGGTTACAATCCAAAAGAATGCCCAACCAAAGCCTTTATTATGATATGGTTGATTTGGATCACTCATTATTTGCTCTGAG